GTAAAGTCTTTTGTTTGTCCTTTAGGGTTGGACACTCTAGCCATATAGGCTACTAAATGATCTCCATTCTGAGTACAATGGACAAAAGATACTTGGTGGGGCATAAGGTATTGGGGGTTAAATGAAGAAGGGGAGAATTAACTCCCCCAATACAAAGGAAAGTCCACCCTTCTTTCCCCTGTATACGTCAGTCATGTGTCTTAAACCCAGGTGGGGACTGACTTTCCAGTTTCCCTACCTCTTGCTCTATCCCTTTGTTCTTTATTCATTCCTAACAGCATATGATTTGCACTATTCTGTGGACTCTCTATGAAATCTTGCAAGAGACTCTCCCATTCTTCACGTTTCCTTGTCTTCACTGCCTCATTAGCAGAAATAGCAAGGGCATCAGTGTAGTATTGTACTGCTTGACTAATGCAGTCAAGTCTATCATCGTGCTTGACTGCACCCTTCTCTCTACACATCCGAGACATCTGGTAAAATAACATGTATTGAAGCCGTGATTCCGGAGCCAAGTCTTTATTTGAATTATAGTCCCATTCCACAACAGACTTATCAACAATAAGGCGGTGCTGATTAAGAACAGGCTCAAGTGAATCAATAATCCTATCTTCCTTCCGAACGTTTGCTCTAGTCTCTTCAATGTCAATAGATTGACCAGTTTGTTGTAGATGTTTACGGAACAATTCACTAACAATCCCGTCACCAAAGTTAGACTCAATAAGGAGTTTAGTAACTCCATACTTCTTACATCCTCTTAGTATGTCTAACAAGGTAGAGTCCACGTACCCGTCTCTGTAAGCACGCACCTCATGCAAGTAGAGGTATCCGTTCTTTTGAGAGAGGTAACAGGCTGCAGTTTCATCCGTTCCTCTACCCGACGGATCAACGCTGCAGATTCGCTCGGTGTAAGGAGTCCATTCGCCTCCGAGCTGCATCGGACTATAAAAGTAATCTCCTGGGAGGCCGACTGTGGGTAGTCCTCGTATAACGTTACTAGGGTCTGAGCACCAAGTGACTGTATCGGGAGCAGTGTCAGGGTTGACACTGGTAACAACCAGGTCAGCCATTTTAAGGGGGAATTTCTCGGCATCGGATAAACTTGTGTCTAATTGGAATTGAAGCATATAGTTGGACCGTCCCATAGCTGCTTCACGCTCTATGAGATCTTCATTATTAAATCTGTCTGGGTCTGTAACTGTCCACTCCTCAACCCCTGCATCGATGTCCTCAACGATCTGTGGGGCTAGAAGTCCTTCGTACTGACTGAGCTTCCCCCTTCTGGGGTATCTGCTGGGCCAGACAAATGGACGGTAGTTACGCTCAGCCAACTTACGATAAATAGTAAAAGTAGTCTGAGGAGTCCCGAGATACATAATACGGCTATCATCTTTCGGCGTGAGGATGGACTCAGCTTCTGTACATAGTTGGAGAAGTTTTTCACGCATCATCTCTGTCATACTGTTGCCAGGAACTTCAATGTCGTCTAGAATCATTAAATCGGCGCGACTTCCGGTGAGCTGTCCAGTGATGCCCACCGACTTTACGCTTGGGGCCTGGTGAGGTGAACAGTTTACGTCGAAGCTTATACGTGACCATCTGGATTCGTCCGATTTGGGTTGTAAGTGATTCAGCCATGGGGTTTCAATGATTAGTTTCTGTAGGAAGATGGACATGTTATCCGCACGTTCCTTGGATGCGGATATAATCATTATCTTTCGTTCTGGGTCTTTGAAAAGGGTCCAAAGAACAAACGCTCCAGTAATCCATGATTTACCAACACCACGGAAGGCTTGGATCTGGAGACGTTTCGGACCACTTTGTAGGTAGTCAGCAATTGCGTACTGTGCTCGTGTTGGACTAGGTAAGTCAAGTTGCTCCCAAAGTGCTTGTAGGAATAGTTTAAAGTCGTCCTGAAGGGCAGTTAATACATCAGTCATTAGAAGTACATAGAGAATGATGATCCTTTAGGTAATAGGTCTGGACGTGGAGGCGGTGGTGGACCAGAATCGACACCAGGAAACTTATGGTCCTGTGATTCACTAGCCCTTCTAGCCCAATCATTCCTATAATACTTATCATCGAACACTGCTTTCATGGCTGTATAGCCTTTAACAGGTTGTCCATAATAACTTCTACCAGATAGTGTTGGGAATGATGCCCACTCTGGAGCAAGTTTAGCTACATTTTCACGGGTAAATGGGTCTTTAGTTACATCTACACCTCGCTGCTTTGCCTTATAAATAAAGGCTTTATCTTGATTTTCCTTTGACATAGGAGCATCTTCAGGCCAACCGAGTGCTTTAGCTACTTCATCCCAGGTAAAAGGCATAAATTGATAAGCCCCAGCAGCTGCAGATGAATACCTACCGCCATGCACAACTCTATTAGGGTGACCTGGTTTTGTGTTATCGAAGTGCCCACCACCAAATATAACTTTATATGGGGTTTTAGATGTATCTGTACCTTCTGCGTATCTCGTCACTCTCGCCCATCTATAAGCGTTTTCGTTCATAATGGTTCAAATAGTTCGTTTAAGTTTTTCTTGATTAGCGCGTCTAACTGCGCTATCTCCATATCTGTGAATGGTTCTGGTTTTACTACCTTCATTGGACCGAAGTCACTTTGAGGGCGGGCTTTACGGGAATAGCTAAAGCCATCCCCTTCTGCTGTCATTGCTTGGGTTGAAATTGTCATTAGTTTGTGTCGATGGATTTTATTGCAGCTGTTTGTTCTCTTACTCTATCTATCCTAAACTCTCTTTCTATACTCTTATTACCTCTACCATATAACATACCAGTACCTCCACCAGTATATCCAGGAGATTTAGGTTGAATCTGAGTAAGTGGATCTGGTGTTAATAGTTCTCTTGTTTTATCGCTAAACCAGCCTCCTGATAAATCATCTATAGTTTGGGCTACATCTCTTACTGTATTCAGCTTACGACCAACACTTGTTAATTCTCCTATTGCGCCTGGAACGTCGCCTTCAGCTAACCTAGTGGTTGAGCGTATAGCCATATCAAATGGATTATTACGTTGAAGCGTTCTACCACCTAATTGAGCTATCCTCAACGCTGCACTACCAAGTGATTGTTTTTGTAATTCAGCTTCTAAATCTTCAGCATCTAATCCACCACTACGTTCTGCTAATCGTTGTAGAACTCTAGGATTCGGTAATTCTCTCTTATTCGCTAATCCTTCAGGATCGGCCCAATAGATAAAAGCTTCTTTCCAGTTTCTAGGTACACCAGCGTTTAATAAGAAATTAGAAGTAGGTTCAAAGTTAGCACCACGTTGCATATTTCTTATCGCATCTTCTGGTGATTGGTTTAAACCTACATGCGGAGCACGCCATAACCAATCCCACTCAGCTGCTGGTACAGCTCCCTTCATACCAGATCCTAATGCCTTCCAATGTCCAGTATGTGTATTTGTACCGCTGAATACTTTCATAAGCCGAGCATCTAACTCAGCTTGTGTATTACTAGATGTAACCCATTTCTTGAATTTTTTAAATACCTTAGGACCATATGCTTCAATTATATCAGCTTTCACTTGAGGCGGTATTTCTTGCAGCATTTGACGGCCAAGCACGTTTACTTTAGCCTTATCCCTTTTATTGTTAAATCCCCAAGAACCATCCTCATTCCTGAATGGCAGTAAGTTCCAACCTCTATCACCTACTAACCTACCATGCTTCTTTTTATGGGCAGCTGATGAGTATTTTCCAGTTCTCTCATATTCTTCTATTGCTAGATATAAATACTCAGCTGGTGAACCTTTAAATTCTTTCACTGCCATCGCTACCCCCTAATCTTCAAACCATTACCTGGGGCATACTTCTTACCCTTACGTGGGCGTGCCCTATTCTTAGACGGACTCTCTAGTTTTGCCTTACCGGGACCCGTATGGGACGCATCCTTTCCGTCTCTGTTTCCGTAGGTACCAAGCTTTCGATTAGCTCTGTTAGCATCGACTCTAAGCTTTTTCCCCTTGGCTGTCTTATTATAGGCTTTTTGTTGTGCCTTTCTGTTTCCATTTGCGTACCTTGCTGTCATGATGTTTACTCTATTTTGAATCCCCAGCCAGCACCTGGTTCCAGTGATCCAGAACCCACGTTAGCCTTGCTGTCGATGATGGAACCAGCTAAACCGAAACCAGACTGTCCTATGTTCCAGTTTGTTTTTTGTAATGCAGGGATATTATTCCAATTTGCACCAATACCTTTATGTAGTTTACCATCTTTATCTAATAGGCTTGAAAAATCAAGGTCAAGTCCACTGTTAACTTCTTTCTTATCAACATCATCACTGTTATCAGATTTAGTCTTACCTGGTGTTTGAAATGCTCCAGGTATTTCAGCAAAGGTGGATACTAAACCACCTATACGCATTAAGTCCCTATTACCTGTAGCTTTACCTATTGCAGCAGCGCCCATACCTAATAGGCTTGCAATACCGCCCCATCCTGCTACACCTATCCCTTTAGATGCACCTGCAGCTTTTCCTACTGCTGTCATTTTTTAACTCCATAAAGACGTCTTTGTACTAGTTCTGGGTCGACCTTTGGCATTACTGCTGCCAACTTGCTTAGCGGATTTCCCTCGTAAGCGACTCCACTGATGTCATTCTTTACTAGCCAATCACAGGCGGCTTTAAGTTCGTGAGCCGTAGCTTCACCACTTTTAACCCTTTTAAGGAATTCTTCTGTGACTAGATTGTGTAATTCGTTAAATGTTTCTTCTGAAGCTTTTTTAGTCATTACGTTCCGGCTCTTCGCTCGGCTTTAGTTTATTGAGTAGAGTTTGAATACTTTGGATGACGCTATTCTCCTTCAATGGAGACAAAGCAATCAGTTCTGATGCT